ACGCCACCACAGTACCGTAAACTACGGATATTTCGTTGGGTGTATCCAACGCAATAACGTTGGTGGTACTGCCTGTAAAATATCCTACCAATGATCCACTGAAATTTACAACATTATTGATGATGTAATTGTCTGAATCTAAACTTCCTGATTGATATTTGACAACAGATTTGACGCTTGACGCAACCGAACTGATATTCAACAGTTCATCAATACCAAAATTTTTGTTTTCAAAGTTGGTAAAGTTAGTTACGTATGTGTCTTTAGATGGAAAAATAAAGATATGCATATTATACTGATGTGGCTTTTATGTCTACGTCTGGGTATTTAAGTTCAAACACACACGGATCAAGAGATGGATAAATGATTTTATTTACGGTTGCAGCATCAATGTTATATTCTACATCCGAGTACGTTCCATTTCTTGATGTCAAATTATTGATCTTCAGATACGCAACAGATTGAACTCCTTCCACTTTGGCGATTTCTAATTCCAATTGACTCAAGTTAATTGGTTGATTGAATCCCCACAAATCAATATTAAAGAAATCCTTGATGGTCTGTACACAATTTGCCAACACTTCTTTTTTGTTGAAATTGTTGTAAGTGACAATCTTAAAGTCCACACCAATATTGATGATATAACCATCAATCAAATTGATACCGTCAGTCATCATACGATATCTACTCAAATATTGACGAAGATTATGCAACAATGCTTGATTTGGTTTTGTCAAGTTTTTGTTTTCATCATAACTCAACAAATACAAATTAACTGAAAATGGATTCTTCAGATTACCACTAATTTGTCGATTGCTGATCACTTCATTGTTTTGTGTCAACTGTCCATCGACAATAGAATTAGCGTTCAAGTTGTTGTCGGATATTACTGTTGCTTTAGCTACGGATCCAAACTTGGCGGGCATAGCGTAACTACGAGCAATATAATCATCAGCAGTCACAACACGATTTTGAGCTGCAAAAAACGCAGTGGCGTTTTGTTTAACTTCGTCACTTGATTCGGGTCCGTCGCCACCAACAGCAGGAACATTGTTTTCTGCTGCCAATGAATTACGTACTACCTGAAACAAACTTTGTTCTGCATTTGACAATATCGAGATGTCATTTTCGTATTCAACACTGACGATTTTGTTGATATCTCCAGTTTGACTGTTTGATTCAACTCCACCACCAACCAAATATTTGACCGTAAATTGAGTACCTTGTTTAGGATACACACCAAACGAATCAGAATTAACAATGTTTGACGGATCAATATTGACATTCAAGTTGTTCAAATTTGACAAACTCACACCAAGAATTTCAGCTGATGGAATAACAATTTCATCATTCACACCCTGATTTCCCGGTCCAAATTCTAAATAAGTCAAATTGTTTTGGTCAATATTTGTAACAAATTTACGTTGAGTTCTCAACAACTTAACGATATTGGGAACGGACGATTGATATTGAATGAATCGATCATCGTTCAAAGATACGTTTTCATATGATGTTAACACAATATCTTGAGCAAGATATTCAACTTCATACCAAGGTACATTGTCTTGATCACGTATATCCAAAATTTCAAGAAGGTTTGGTTCATCCAAATACAATTTGTAGTATGGAGTACTTTCGTCAACAATAAAAGTCTTAGTTACAATTTGTCCAGAAATTCCGTTTGCTGTTTTTTTTATCAAAAAGAACTGTGGAATACCATATTCATCTCTGGAACTGACTGTTATTTCTCTTGGAGAGTTAACAGTATCCATAGAAAAATCAATAACATCAGCTGTAACAAATGCTACTCCAGCACTGTTAATTAACTGCATTCCAGATTTGATACGTAGAGTATACTTTTCATCAGGAACATATTCACCCACATCGTTTTTAATTGATGGTACCAATTGATACACATCGAAGTTGGTTAACGATGGACGAGATACCTTTGGCTTATATCCCAAGAATTTGGATAATGCTAGTACGTTTTTACGTTCTTCGGTGTATGGAAACAAACTTTCCTTGAACTGTTGATCCAAGTAAAATGAAAGTACATCTCCAACATAGGCAGCCATATCAATGAAGATGGTACCGGGAGAAGAGTCTGAAAAATCCTGATAGTTCTTTGGAAAATACGTCTTGGTATACTCAATCAGGTTCTTCTTAAACTGAGAAAAATCTCTGTTCAAATAAGATATGTCCTTATTTGTTAGAGGTTTAAATGTTTTCTGTGTAGTCGATGCCATAATTAGTTATTTTCCAAAAACATTTCGATTTGAGCCTGATCGTTATTGACAGAAATGGTCAAATTAATGTATAATCTATAAATATCCACGTCTTCTTTTTTTAAAACTTTAATGTCAATATTATCAATAGTTGCAACTGGAATCCAAAAGTTGATGTCAGTTGTCAAAGATTGTTTAACACGTTGTGGTAACGTTGTGTCATTTGGATCAAACACAAAGTTATTCAATGAGTGTCCAAAGGTAGGTTGCATACGACGTTCTCCCTTTCGTGTGTTCAAAAGGTTAATTATGTTCGTTTTTACCTGTTCCAAAGTGTAAATGGTCTGGTTGAAAAATCCTCCAGCACCATTTTGAATAGGTAATGTCAACCCAATTGGATATAATGTTGCCATATTACATCATTGATACGGACCCAGATGAAAGTCCACCAGACTTCTTTTTATCAATTGCCTTCATCAATGCTGAATAATTCTTTGTTAATGCTTGTGCTACAACGGGTGGTGCTTGTTTAACATTATCCATTACGGATGGAGCAGCTAGTTCCGATGTTACCATACCACCTTCTTTTGGAAGTCCACCAACAGTCTCATTCAACGCCTTATTTAGAAGTTCGTTACTTGTATACTTCTTATACTCTTTCTTTGGTTGAACAACAGGTTGTACTGGAGTAGATGTTGTCTTTATCTTTGGAGCAGTATTGATCACCTGTTGTTCAGGTTTAGCAAAAATCTCTGAAAGAACTTCAGGAATTGCTGCACGTACTTCTTCCTTAACCATCTCTCTAATCATTTGTCTTAGTAGGTCTTTTGTCATATTATTATTAAATATCAAGATTTATAGTTCAAAATGTACTTATGTTTCAGTTTCCAAAACATCTACAACTTGTCTATTACGACGATCTATACCGAAAAATCCACCCGGAACACCATCACCCGTCTCAACGTTAACACTAACGGGTTGTGATCCATCCTGTATTGTTGCACCATCTTGACCCGGAGCATATCCACCACCGGTCAAAAATACACGTCTGCTCATCAATGTTGACAATCGGTTTTGCAATTCCTGTAAATCAAATAACTGAACTGGAATTTGGGTAAATGGAAGTGAAGCACCTCCAGCGTCAGGATGTGAATGAAAATACCAATGTACGTGAGTTTTTAACCATTCACACAAATCAAACAACCAATCAACCGTAGTTTGTCCTAACAGTGCAGGTTCGTTGGTTTCATTGTATTGCCCCAAATAAATCGCAGGACTGTTAAATACTGTTTTAGTATTGGTAGTCATTACAATCTGTTCGTGAGCATCAACTGTATATTCACTGTCTGTAACAATAGCATATCGTTTCTTAGAAAAATGTATAGTCTCAGAAAATCTGCTACTTAAAATCAAACGATCAGTGTTTACTATCAATTGGTCTTTATTTAGTATCGGATAGTTAAACGTTGTAGCACCATCAGGACAAAATGCAGCAACCTCTTCACGTACATCATTACCAAATAACTTTTTGTAACACGTTGTAACGTATTTAGAAATAGTACAACCAGAAGTAATGTGAATTGAAGTACCGTCATTATTAATATCTTCCAGCAAAAATCCACCAGTATTTCTTTCTGGATGTGTCAAATCAGATGGATCAATTGGTGGAATGGGTGGTAACCTATCATGAAGTTTGATTTCTTTGTCTTTTCTCAAAGGACGTTGACGGTTTCTAAACAAAATCATTGGATTTCCACCACCAACTTCATATACATTATTGTAGAAGTTATTGGTTTTCTTTTGTCCAATGTTATAATCAGCATATCCCTTTTCAAAATCGTGTGCGGGATTTGTGCTATATGCTTTATCGTTTTCACGATTATCGTCATATCCACCAAATCGAATTGATTGACCGAATCTACTTTCAATCAACGTATCACCTTCAAAACGTTTCAATGAACGAATGTAAGGATTGTGCAAAAAGTATCTACCTAGAGATCCTTCAAACCCATACCCACCTTCAGCCCTTAGTTTGCTTACTGGTCCTTTATAATCAATAAATGGATCATCTGGTGACTTATACTCTTCACGGTTGCCCATGTTAGCACCATACGTTTGTTCAAAACCAATATCAGCATTATTGTTTATGAAATTTTTGTAGTTAATTTTACGAGTATAATACAAGTTTTCGTTATATTTTACTACACCGACGATTTCGTTTACAAGAGGATATTCTGATATATTGTTTTCCAAAGGAAGTGCCCATGAAAGTCCTTCTTTAGGTAAAGTTGTTTGTGTATTTAACAATCGCAACTTAACACGTCCGACCCACGTATAATCAAAGTCATCTATGGATGGCTTTTTTCCAATGTAATTTTCTGGCCATTGATCTGGATCCAAATAATGTCCGTTTTCACTAATTTCAGGATGCGTGTCATCCAGAATGATATCAAGAACTACAGCTGGTTCAAACTGTGGTGTCTGTGAAACATCTGTAAGTAAAAACTTCAGGTCTCTTTTTGTTGCCAAAAGATTTACATCTTTTGACTGATCCATTGCGATAGGAGCGTTCATATTACGACTTATTAATCTTTATTTCGGAAGATGTGTTAATAACTTCAATTTCTTTCATGAGTTGACGTTTTTCATCTTCTGTCAAAAACCCCGTCATTTCTCCGTCAGCACCAACTGTCTGTTTGGACAAAATACGTTGAATTACTGCTGCCAATTTAACCAACTGTTCATCGTTCTTTACTTGTACATCCAAGTATTCTTTTATCAATGGAACAATCATTAATGCGTCATTTGCTGTCTTAATCAAGGATCTAAGATCACTAATAAGAATGTCAAGTTGATCCCGATTATTTTCTGAATTTTTTACAATATCCTTGCAAAGATCCGAAAACTTCTTGTTTTTGTATATTTCAATATCGTTATCCATGCTAAGTATCTATTGTTATAAATAGAAAAACCACTCTTTTTGGAGTGGTTTTCCTTATTTTATTTTAAAACACTATTACAACTTACCAGTATCAACGTAAGCTCTAGTGATGTTATTCTGATAATTCTTCATACGATTGATCACCTTTGTGATTTGTTGCGTCTTACAAGATGAAATCTCTCGGATGTAAAGATACAGTGCCTTTTTGTTGAAAGCATCAATTCTATCACTGTTACGAAACAGTTCAATAACTGCATTAGCAATATTGATGTCACGTTGTTTGGTGAAGATCTTGTTCACATTCTTTTCCCAGTAACTCACCATAAGGTCAAGAAACTCACGGTTTTCTTCATCCTTGTAATAACCATCTTCCTGTTGCAACTTGTAAGTGTTTTCACCAGAATCATCACCGATTTCAACATGTTGATTGAAACGTTTGTAGTTGGTGTTGTTCTGGAAAATCAGATAATTCTTGGCAATAATACTAAAATAACTAAATGCCTTACCCTTTCCACTTTCAAACTTGTGAATGTTTGCAACCAAATGTGCGACAGTTTCCTTTTGTACTTCAATAGGACTTGTTTCAAAGTAACAGAACTTAAACGTATTAAACACGTTTTCTACCAACTTTTCAAACGCATACTTGATCTTGATGTTATAAATTTCATCTCTGACCGATTGATCATCAGTAGAGTTATATTCATTAATAGCGTCTTCGGTATCAGATGTAAAATACATCTTTTCCTTAGGCTTACGAGCCTTTCTCTTCTTAACATTTGAAGAAATGACAGGTTCGTCAGAAATAGTCACAATAGTAACCGGATTTTCGGTTACAGTCTTTGTCACGGATTTCTTTTTGGATGTAGTGACTGGCTTCTTTTTTGTCAAACGAGTTACCAGTCTGGGCGCTGGCTTCTTGCCCTTTTTAGTTGATTTAGTCTTAGGTGATGTCTTCTTTGTCTTCTTTGTCTTCTTGGTTTTGATTTTGGTTTTTGACATTTTCTTCTATCCTTTGATTGAGTTTTTGGATTATTAAATATAAATCTGAAAAGATCGATCCCACTTCATCGTCTTTTTCAAATAACTGTTTATCATCGATTAATTTAATCTGTTGATAAACTTCACTAACATCATTCTTGAATTCTACTATCCAACCCTCATAAATGTCAATTTTATTTTGACAAATATAAACGATATAACCTAATATAACTGTCGTGGCAAAAAACAGTCCCAACAATAGACTTAATATAATCATAACTTATTCTTCTTCATCTTCTTCACATTCATTACAATAGTTTGTTAGATATATGAGAGCTTCATCAACCACATCCCAATCTTTGGCTGTTTTGGCTTCTCGTAACATTTGTACAATTTCACAGATTTCTTCTTGACTCATAGAAAGTTAACTTAAACAACCTGCTATTGGTTGTTAGTTAAAATTAAATAGTGTCAATGATTGTAAACGACAAAAAATTTTGATTTATCTGTGAGTGAAATATCGTTTAAAAAATTCATCGCCGTGATTTTCCATTTTCTTAAACTCTTCAGCAGACATTGTTTTAGCTTCATCCGTATCAATTTTACCATCATTGTTTGTATCATATTTTTCAACAATATCAACAACTTCGGTGTTTACGGTTTCAGTTGGTTGTGGAATAGACTGTTGTAAAGGTGGTTCGGTTACAAACGTTTCTTCTTTTTTAACAACTGGCTCTGGTTCCTTTTTTGGTTCAGGAGTTGCTACTTTTGTATATATAGCATATTCTTTACTGATAGCCATGTTGTACGCTAATATCAAAGCAACTGCGAGAGGATCAAATACAAAAATCAATACTAGAATAAACCATTTGACGACAGTGTTAAGACTTACATTCAATTCATCAGCAACAAACTTAAACGTTTGAATATCTTTATTAGACGCAGTGTTTAGTTTCAAATCAACAATCTTTTTATCAATACTGTCAATTGTTGTTGAATAACCAGACGATTTGGTATTTTCAGCTTGAATGTTTTTATCAGTTTGATCAATCAATTCCATTGTTTGATCTTGTACTTGTCTAAACTGAATAGGATTTCTAGCAAGCAACGCATTGGTATTGATTTCGCTAAGTCTTGCTTCTTGTGTTTTACGTAGTGATGATAAAGATTCAATACGAACTTTGACATCTTGTATTTTAACAAGTTCCTGTTTCTTTTGATCTTCCAACGTCTTAATTGTATCCATCATCATTCCGTATTTCACAGACGATTGTTGATACGCACTGGTAAGATATCCGAAAATACCCAAAGATGTAATCAACATCAATACAAACACCGCACCGCACAAATAAGACTTCAACATCCACTGAGACCGTTTCCAAAACCTATACAAAAACGATGTAGCAACAAGTTTACCCAATTCCAACGATGATGCCATTATCATAGCAGCAATAGACGCCCCAGAAAATAACAACCCGATACCCCAAATGGAAAAGAATGCAGCACATCCTGCAATGAATAGTGCTGAAAATCCAAGTAACAGATTAAAATTTAGTATGTTTCTGTTCATAGTATATAAATATCTAAAAAAGTAAAAAACCCCACCTTTAACAGGTGGGGTGACATAACTTATTATATTTGGGTTACTTTACCGTAATCTTTTTAACTTCAGGTTTGTTTGGCTTGATTTTATGTAAAGTAACTAACAAAATTCCATTTTCAAACTTGGCATCAATAGTATCTTTAGAGATATTATCACCCAATGTAAAACTTCTACGAAAACTAGAACGTTTCAATTCACGACGTAGATACGTGCCAGTCTGATTCGAATCACGTTCCACGTTAACCGCTTTGTTTCCTAGAATGGTCAATACGTTTGATTCTACCTCAACATTAACATCTGACTTGTCGAGACCAGGCACTTCTGCCTCAATCACAATCTTTTCAGAAAAATCAATAATGTTAACCTTTGGATATGATCCCTTTTCAAAAAAGTCTACCCCGAAATCTTGGGAAAAACTGGGAACATTTGCTGCGAAGAATTCATCGAAAATTCTATCAAACGGTGTCAAGAATTCATCACGATGAAGTGCATGAAGTGTATTTTTATCGAACTTACGAACGTTACTCATATTATATTTCCTTTCATTAATAGTCCATTTGGACCTATTATCTCTTACTCTATTATAGACCTAAGAGAATGAAACACTTTGTTTCATCAATCAATATATAGTTGAAAACCTTTGAAAATTCATTATAAAATAATCAGAGTTTGTACTCTGGAATCCATATAGTCATAGGTCCGTGAATTCCAAATGTATTTCTCTGCAACTGAGCATCAACAGTACATTCTCTTGAAAACTTACACGCGACTTCATACGGAGCAAATACGCATCCGAACCGTTCATATATGTGAGCATTGTGAACACATATGTTGTAATCTTCAGCGAAATATCCATTACCATGATGTCTGTAAAAATCACCATGCGTTGTAGACACACAGGGAATATATTCGTGCGTCGATACCTCTAATAATTTCTTAGATCTAAAGCTAAAGCCACCATTACCTACGCGATGTACTTTTCCAAATGGATCTAAACAATGATTCTCTACAGATGGCCAAGGAGCACCTATGTAATCGTAGTTGTAAAAATCATCATCCCACATTTCCGGATCCAAAATAAATCCATCATGTTGTACAATTAAACAGTATTTGGTATTAATGTACCTGTGTAAATCAAATATTACAAAATAACTATATGCTTCACTAGATGTTAGGTATCTACACTTTTCTACAGATATACCGTCTTTACTTACTATAGAAGAATCATGTGTGATGAATTTTACTTCGCCAAATTCCATTTGATTCATACAATGCCGTACTGACATCCATGATTCGTTGAGTTTTATTGAAGTAATACATACTAGAGTTACATCGTTTAGTTTTTTCATATATCTAACGTATTCGAATGTATAACTCGGTCAAACTTGTCGAATGTATAAAACTTACAATAATATGATGTTTCCTTTAACGCATCAAAGTTTATCGTAAGTGTCAATACATCTAATGACTGACACATTGATTTAATTAGTTGTTTTTCAAAAGACTGTACTACAATAACTTTATTCACTGAATCGTATAATTCAATTTTAACACGTTCTACATCGTCCGATATAAAATGATAGGATGGAATTGATACGTTCTTAGTCAATGTAGTGATTTCAGATGTATCGATATTTTTCCCAAATACATAGTTTTCATTATATGGGGTCGGTGCAAATTTTCCAGAAAGAGTATATAAAGATACTTCCCGTGTCTTGAATTTAATTCCAGCGTATCGTTCATATTCGTCTAATGTACGAATTTTTCCAAAACCATATTTCTTTGGAATCACTACAGAATTATCGGTTTCTATACCAAACAATATGCGATTTCGTTTCTGAGATTGTGAGTCTCTTTGCCACCAAGATTTTTCATATCCACGATAAATATCTTTTGTAGAATCATGGTCATCCCAATGTTTCATACGATTATTTCGTGTGTATTCATGCCATGCAATCACCTTGTGTGGATGGTACAAATCGTATCCGTGAGTAAAAGCTCTGACAGAGATGCTGATTTCCTCTCCGTAAAAATAGTATTCAGGATCATGAGGCACTTCTTCACAAAACTGACCATCAGTAAATGCAAAATGGGCAGAATAAAATCTGGCTGGTATTGGCTTTGTGTATGACTGATGTTTGACAATTAAATTTGGAATAAATATAACTGTGCTTTCATCCGTGAATGTATGAAAATCCATTCTCCACGGTACCATTTCATAAGTCTCTTTTGAACGTAGAGGATCAAATGCTGGTATATATGATGTAATTAGAGGTTTACTACTGCCCATCGATACACATTGCTGGTACATGTTTTTCAACTCTGTATCCCACCCCTGAACAAATCGGTGGTGAGAATCCAACTGCAATGTGTATCTTTCGCCGTTGTATTGTCGTTGAATCAAATTTCTTGCCCAACAAGCTCCACGACTTTCCTTATACGGAACGTCAATGATTTGAATGTTTGGATACGTTTTAAACATATCCAAGTTTTCAATATCATCATGTTGCCAACAGATACAAACCTTTAAATTTTCAGGCTTTTCTGCCGTCTCAAACATGTCCAGAATAGTTGGAACCAACTCTGGATCTCTATACGAAGCTATTTGTACAAAAATTGATTCATCGTTCATAACTTAATTTTCTAACTTCCACATGTCATACTCACATCTACATGATATATAGTCAGCAACGTGAACAATACGGGGCAAATTTGTTTTCAATTCGTGGTCCGGATTATATGACATCAGGTAGGAAGAATTGGCCTCATGATATAGACCATCCGACAACTTGATAGCCAACGTCTCCTTCCAAGTACAAGTGATCTGGTACTGTTGAAGAATAAACAACGCCCTATCAGTAACATCCATGTACTGTAGATTTGAGTTGAACTTGTACACTTCACCCTTGTTCTTTTTATGCCATTCACTCTCTTGAATCAGGTAATACTCTCCCTGTTCCTTGTCACCCAACTTTCCAAGATCGTGGTGAATAGTAGCGAACGCCAACTCTTCATCGGTAAAGTCAATTGTTCCCCCACGGGCTTCATACAACTTCTTGACACCAAATGAAGTGGTCAACACATTCATGATGTGGTCAAGATAACCACCAGCGTAAGCATTGTGATAGTGTTCCTTGGCACTGGCTGGTGCCATAATAGCACGGTAACCATATTCATTTTCACTATAAAGGTGCTTCAACTTTTCAAGTCGATCACCGGAAAAGAATTTCTCAAGGTGTTTTAGGAATTTTTCGTAATTAGCAAAAAGCTCTTTTTCGTTATAAGATTTAGTCATGAACCAAATCCTACATCGAAAAAGAGCTTACGTCAATTTTTTAATTTAGTTATACAACTGGTTCAGCAGGTGTAAACGAAACAGATCCATTTGGAGTTGTCAATACAATTGATGCAACTTGATCAGCTATATCAACCTTGGCAAATCCACCACGGTCAACTGTATAAACAAATACCTCTACAGTTTTACCATCATACTCAATTGTGGTTTGACCTGAAACAAATTCAGTACCATCAACATATACCCAATTAACATCGGGATTTGGATGATCTCTCAAATCAGTTACAGTTGGAGGCAATGATGGTGAACCAACAGTGTATTCAATATCACTGGTGAATTCGCCTTCTGGAGTTACCACTTTAAAGAAACCAGAACCCGTAGCTTCTGAATTCAAATAAAATCCAATCTGCGTTGTGTTAAAAACGGCAACTGGATCACAGACCAATTCGTTAAAATAGATCTGGGTCTGACCATCAACGAAGTCGGTGCCAAATATATAAATCCATTGATTAGCAGGTCCAATTGTAGTAGACAATGATGTAATTGTTGGTGAAGCCATAATTTATGTATGTTTGGTTATAAATATAATCAGACATTTGTTTGTTTCAGTTTTTTTATTATAAATCGAACCAATGCACTTCTAACAATATCGTCTTCATCAAACTTAAACGTGTGAATACCATTTTCACGACTTTCAGTATCTTCAAAGTGATTCATCATTTTAACGAACCCGCTCTTTCCATTGATATCACTTTGATCTGGGTCACCCAAAATAAATACTTTACTGAACTCACCAACACGGGTGACTAGAGTGACCAACTCTTTGTAAGTCATGTTCTGCGATTCATCAGCAACAATACATCTAGCGTTCCAGTTCAATCCTCTCAAGAAGCCGATTGGTATGCTATCAATTCGTTGTTCTTTCTGAAGAGTATCTATGCTTGCCTTGGTAGTAAGTTCTGACAATTTTTCCAACAATGGCTGTATATATGGTGCCATTTTTTCATCAGCTTCACCTGGCAAAAATCCAAGTTTACTATCAGAACTTTCAACTGCACTTCTCAAATACAACAAATCGCTTACCCTTTTTTGATTCAAAAGAATAAGCGATGTTAAAATTGCCATGTATGTTTTTGAGGTTCCAGCAGGACCACTAACAAACATTACCTTTGTATTTTTGTCTAATGCAACATCCAAAAACTGTTTTTGTTTACTTGTCAATTCCCGTTGATGTATTTCAATCTCATTTTTGATTTTGTGTTTTTGTGGCACAATAGGACTCTTGTCTTCAAGGTGTTTTTTCTTTTTCATTCAGTGTTTTGGTTTTACTGTATTATCTAATAACGATTCGATTCGTTTAACCCTACTACACAGTTCGTACTTTTCATCTTTAAGATAAAAGTCATATACATTTTGAATATTGTCACGAAATGCTTCTCTGGCAATAGTAATAACGAAGTCGGAATTTTTGAAATTAAATACTTCAGCCATTGGTAAGTTTTTTTCAATAGCGAATTCGATTGAGGATATAACACATTCTGTCAAATCGGTTTTATGCGATTTGACATACGATTCCAACTCTTTAAAATCAGAGGGCAACACAAAAGGTTTATATTTTTGCTTCTTTGCCATATAACATTAATAAATATTTCCACGACTCATGTTAAACCAATAAAAAACGCCATCGAAAGATGGCGTTTGTAAATTGCAGTTATTTGTTTATGTTCTGTTACTTATTCTTAACCTTCTTAGGGGCATCCGAAGGAGCCGGTTGTGACGGAATCGTGGTGCTCAATTCAGCGATTCGGAACTTGGCGGTAGACTTCCAAGAATTCTTGGTTCGATCAGATGCCCATTCATATGTCTTACCCGTTGAGACCAACTCTGCGATCTCGGCTTCTGACTTAGCATTTTTGATTTGTTCTCGTAGACCCATAACAATTTACCAGATACGATGTTTCTTTTCGTCTTTTTCAACGACAACAACAGCTGACCCATCAGGCCAACGTTTGATGACAGACTTCCAATGTTCCAACTCTTGCGTGGCCTCGGCTGGAGAGTCGTACTCCAGATCTGACACACGTAGACCACTACGAACAACTACATACTTCTTCTTTTCCATAAGTATAACTTAGTTTATTTGTTAATATTTAGACTGCAACTTACACGATCAGAATACCACACAACTTACAAATGTCAACTACTTTTTACCAGTATCTATGATTTTCACGCACCACTTCGTAACCATCTCGCTCTGACAAATGCCAATTACGAACAGTTCTACCCAACTCGTCTTTGATTTCCAACTCATCTGGCACAGAAAGAACACGAAGATCAGCACCCTCACCATTCACACGTTCTTGAAGAAACTCAACGACATCAATGAGTTTCTGGAGAGTTCGATCTTCATACGCATAAAATGAATACTGCTCCGTTACCCCAAGCATATCACATGCTTCAGGTGACAATTTATACCCACAGTCTGGTCCTTTAGATCTATTTACGACGATTTTCATGACAATAAATATTGTATAAAAACACTTTATGTCTGGAATTTATACATTCCACCTTCTGGATGTATAGCAACACTATCATAGTAAAAATACTGCATAGTCTCGTAATTGGCATTATATACCATGACTCCTCCGTTTGGCCAACTTGGTTCTCCTGCTCTATGCGTCTTATACAAATAAATTTTGTAAAAATCAGGATATCTGGCAACTAAAAGTCTAGTTCCCTTGGCAGTAAAATTATCTACCTTGTGCGTGGCATCAACATCATTAAACACCCAGTGAGTTACATTTGATGTGGGTGAAACAACTCGTTGAGTACATTTAAAGTATTTACTGCCACCGCCGTCTTCAACATCTTGAACCACTTTCTTTGTAGCCTTTGATTGCTTTTTGACTACAACCTTTTTTGGATTCGTTTCCTCTTTATTTTTTAATTTGGTTTTCATTAAGATGTCAGTTTAGAAAAAACTTCATAGTTAACCTTTATACGTTCATGTTCATATTCTGGTACTAAGTGTAAATTATCAATCATCTGTTTACAAGTTATTTTAGCTTCTTCATAGTATCCCAACTTATATGCGGCAAACGAATGCAAATCTAAAAGTGAATATCCAGTATCAGGATAACAAACACTCTCAACCAAAAAATTACGATGTTGAGTTACATTTACATTTCGGTTTTTCATAGCAAGACTAGTATACAAATACACCATCTTCTCATTGTCAGTGACATGAAAGTGATTTGCCAAATTATATAAGCCTTCATTTCTAAGAGGATCAAACTCGTAACTTTTTACCAAATATTTTATACCCTCGGATACATCAATATATCGTAAATGCATAAGACCAATGTAAACAATAGCAACGTAAGCCATTTGATTGACGTAATTAAACGCCCTCAAATTATCATGATCATAACATTTAGCAAAATTAGTGTCGTCATCAATGTTCATCGCTAATTTCAAATACTTCTTATAGTAGAATATTCCACGTCTGGCCATTTCTGCTTCGTGATCTTTTCCAAAAAATAGTTTGGTTTTTCCATTACGACAATCCTCCAAAAAATCAATATATGATTTTGCTAAATACCAAACATAATATGCATCCAAATTATAATCCAAATGTGATCTATCTTTTGGTTCATATTTCATAACCTGTTGTTCCAACTCAATAGAATCTACATAGTACTTATGTGGATTTTGCCATGTCGCTCCACCCGGCAACATTATCTGTCTGAATGACTTAGACAACTCATATTTACGCCAATCTTGACGTGATTTACGAAGCAAAACCTCATGACGTTTACTAAGAGAATATTCCCAATCGATGTCAGCTTTCCACATCCACGGTCTAGTCAAAACCACATCTCTGTTAGCAGATTCAGCGTGAACATAAATTTCATCGCCACGTCGTAGTTCTTCCCAATCAAAATCTTCATCAACTTCTAAGATTTCATCCGCATCTAATCTCAAAACATATTCACATCCATGATTGGATTCTGCACACTTTTGTAATGCGTGATTTCGATTGTAGCCAGGATATTGCCATGGTTCAAAATATAAAACGCCGGGAATGTTCTTTTCTTTGAAAAAATTCTCAATGATTGATTGAGTACCATCTGTAGACCCGTTATCTTGAATTACCCAATAATCGATATATTTGTATGCAGATTCTAACATTCTAAGAATGATTTTTGACTCATTCTTTACCATTGCGTTTAATACAATTTTAACAGTACGTTGCTTCATAACAATTACAACATAACTACATTTCAAAAGCAAAAAACCACAAACTTTCGTTTGTGGCTTCGTGTATTATGACCTATAAATTATCCATCCATTTCAATTGTATCAGATTGAGGCAACACTCCGATATCCGACAAAGGCAACCCTCCAGCATCCTCTACAACCGCTTTGATTTCACTTTCCAACTCTTTGATACGTTCCTTATATCCAGCTGCTACGTCCTTGAAATCCTTCTTAGTATGCAACAACTTTTCTGTAAGTTCGTAAACTTTCTTTTGTGCTTCTAGCTTTGACAATTTGATGTTACTCATAGTTCGTATACATATTTATTGTTGCATGAAAGAAGTAACTTTTCACGATATAAATATTAAGGATCACCACATCACAATTTGGGCAAACCAATTTATCGTATTGAGACATCCTGAAAAGTGTGACCTTTACGAAGACGATCATTGCCGTGAGTCTATGTTAGACTATTTGGAGAAAGAAGGTTACATAGATCCAAACAAATGCAACTGTTTGGTCGTGGACAGTTACATTGACTTCGAACCATAACAAAAACCCCGAGCATAGCCCGGGGTTATAATGTAAAATGGTGGACGTGGCGCGAGTCGAACGCGCGTCTTCAAACATCGTTATACATCAGACTACACGCTTATCTGTTTTTCAATACAATGGTTGTAAATCTAAAACATCAAACTTTACATCAAGGTTGTTCAGTAAGATTTAAACAATAAACCCGAACATTTTATTGTCTAGCCTGATAGTTTACACCTTCCACAATTATCAGACATCATTGTGAAAGATGTGCAGCACTTAGGCTGCGAGTGCGACTTCCTTACGTGAAGTAAAGTTGTAGCTGATTACCTTGCTCTTCTTAGTAGCAGTTAATTTTTTGATAGATGATTAAAGAGGCCAACTATCGTCCTCTACGTGCCTAACATACACTAATCTTTGAATCGAGACCAGTACACGCCCATGAAAAAGAACTAATTATAAATATCAGATAAACTCTCTTGAGTATCCAAATTCATTGAACACATCTTCGTATATTTCCCACACAAAGTCAAGTTGTTTCTGTGTGTAGTAGCTTTTATAATCCGTCATAGAAACATTGTTTGCATCTCTACGCAAGTCAAACTTCAAATTTCTATTTTCTACACAACCTTCGGAGGTATAATTATTGACTTTAATCCAAGATTCTACAATGGAATTTGTGACGGGATCGTCAAAATTAATAAACTTAACCTTACGTAAGTCTTCAACTAAATGTTCTACACGTACATACAAATCGGGTTTACGTGGATATCTTAGAATATCATGCTCTTCTGTATTTTTAGTTAATGCACTCAAATAGTCGTCGAATGGCAATTCGATAATGAGATCGCCCGTTTTTGGGTCTTGTTTAAAATGACGTAAATGCCATGTAGATAAAACTTTGGCATAAGGGTTACGGATATTACATATTACAGTGTAATCACTTGCGTTTGGAGGTACACCGATTGAATGTGTATGTTCTTGAGTCAAAGGAACATTTAACATTGCATTATAAAACTTATAGTAAGCAAGAATTTCTGCTACCGATCTACTAGCAGTTCGTGTAGGTAACCACCATATAACCTTTAAGTCGTCATTTATGTTCATATTTGGAGCGGGTAGCCGGAATCGAACCGGCACATCGACCTTGGCAAGGTTGCAGGCTACCACTACATCATACCCGCGCTCTCTGATTGAAAATATATAGTATTTGCTTTACTATAAACTTTACTTTTTGTTTAAATTCAACTTTCTGCTTTTTACAAGTTTGTAAAATACAGCCAATGGAGTAATCTTTAATTTATCAGCTATAACAGCAGTTGGTGTACCAGATCTATATAAATCAAGAACCTCTTTAGTACTTACATGAGGCGGATCAATTTCATATTCAACTAATGCTTGTTCAATAACATTGGTTGTCGTTTTAAATAGTTTTGCCAGTTCCGAAGCGTTATAACCCTTCTTGATATAATAAACCAATTCATCAGGGGTAAAAGTGTTTACACCTCTATACTTTTCATTTAGATTGTTTGGTTTCATTTATCGTTAAAATTTGGTGGACCGTAAGAGAATCGAACTCTTCCCTAAAGCTTGCAAAGCTCCTGTGCTACCACTATCACTAACAGCCCATTTAAATATCTTATACCAATATATAGTATAAGTCAAATCAAAAAATCAACCCTATCCTATCTGGATCAGATTCGTCCGGGTCAGACATACAGGGGTGTATCGTGTCCCTCACGCTGTTGGAGTCAATCCCCAACACGCACATTGTTTTATGTCAGACACCTTGGCGGTTTTATGGGCATATTTAACCCACAGATTATTAGCCGAACACAGCCGTTGGTTATTGTTTCGGACCTAGCCAAGTTCAAACCTCTACCATTGTCTGGTATAAAAACGGTGCAAACTATGGGAATCGAACCCATCACCGCTGATAACTTAGGTTCAATCCTAAGCCAACGTTCTCACCAGATTGCAGCTAGCATATAAAATGGTCGGGGTGACAGGACTTGCACCTGCAGCTTCCTGACTCCAGATCAGGCCGTCTCCTAATTGACAATACACCCCGATTAAAATGGTCAGAAAGACGGGATTCGCACCCGTACCTCACAACCCAGAGTTGTGCGACTATATTATTATCTACTTTCTGATTGAAATGATTGTCGGTGTTTGATGAACGGATCTTTCGATCACTAGTTTTTACTCCTGTAACTGATGATCACTCATTACAATTTCTCTAAAATTACACCCTTAACCGACATATATAAAGTGGTTGCCCGAACTGGATTTGAACCAATACAAAGAGAGTCAAAGTCTCTTGTGCTACCATTACACCATCGGGCAATTAAAATTGGAGCGGGTAGCGGGAATCGAACCCGCATAGCCAGTTTGGAAGACTGGCACTCTACCGTTGAGCTATACCCGCGTTGTAAAACTGGTGGACCAGACAGGATTCGAACCTGCCACATTCTGCTTGCAAAGCAGACGCTCTACCAAATGAGCTACTGGCCCGTAAAGTATTAGATATTCAGTCATCAAATAATTGATGTGTACTATGAACCACGAACAGGTAATCTAACTCTCATAGCGCGGAAGCGAAGGGTGCTGCCCCCTCAGTGGCTTTTAGACCACGGCAGTTTAGCAAACTGCTGTAGAAACCTAACTATCTACGTCACTTCCATAAAGTGGCGGTTGATGTCCGTACTGCCCGGACCTTCGTCTTTCAACGAACTCAGTTTTCAAGACTGATGCAGCCAGCTTATATCTGCCTATCAACCATAAAATTGTGTACCGTTTGAAGCCGCCTTCATAGATTTCTCTATGAGTCTAAGCGGAGTCTATCTCCTCGTCCACCGTATTGTGGTTACGTTCAAACTAGCAAATTTGGTGGGCGTAGTAGGACTTGAACCTACACGGATTTCTCCATGAGTTCCTAAGACTCACGTGTCTGCCATTTCACCATACGCCCGAAATTGGTCGGAATGACAGGATTTGAACCTGCAACAACTTGCTCCCAAAGCAAGTGCTCTACCAAGTTGAGCTACATTCCGATAAAATCTAAACTATATTTCAGTTATCGCCAGTTGGGTTCTGCACAAAGCATAACACCCAGTGACCGATCAAGTGTTTAAGGGCACACCAGATAGAGTTTCAAGCCCGTACCGACAACTACTCAAGACCAAGAATATCCAAGTATCGAGTCTCCTTCTTGGGGAGAATACTATCGGCAACTGTTTGAATCGCCGTGTAGTAAGCGTACAACGGATAATTCTCCGTCATCATCTTGTTTCTAACATACTCGTATTGCATATCTTTGTCAACGTTATTTTCCATAAAAATTTAGTGTTAAAATTGGTACACGGTGAGGGATTCGAACCCCCGACAAACAGCGTGTAAGGCTGCTACTCTACCACTGAGCTAACCGTGCATCTCAATCGTTATTACATACTAACACGAAATCTCAAAATGTCAATGAACTTTTCAAACAAAAAACCGTTGATCTTTTGGACCAACGGTTTGTTCTTTAAGCAACTTTTACCGTTAGTCTAGTCTAGCATGCGCTAGGGAGTGCCGATGGACTTGGTTGTCCACTGGCTACTACTGACTGTACGGATAGCAAATTCATTATGTCAATATATATGAACAAATTTCACAAATGTACATTATTTTTGAACCAATAGTAAGTTTTTTCAAGACCGTCCAACAATTTCACATTTGGCTTCCATCCCATTTTCAGTATGCGTGAACTATCCATAACCTTTCTAGGAGTACCATCAGGCTTTGAATCATCCCACACGACGTTGCCTTGATAGCCCACAACCTCACAGACGGTTTCTACGGCCTGTTTGATGGTGATGTCATCTCCATATCCAACATTGATATGTAAGTCATCACTGTAGTTTTTCATCAAGAACACACACGCTTCAGCCAAATCATCAACGTACAAAAACTCACGCATTGGACTTCCGGTTCCCCAACATATAACCTCTGGTTCATTCTTGATCATGGCAGTATGAAACTTGCGAATCAAAGCGGGTAACACGTGTGAATTGTTTAAATCAAAGTTGTCATTGATTCCATACAAGTTGCAAGGCATGGCACTAATGAAATCAGATTTGTATTGTTGACGATATGCTTGACACATTTTAATTCCAGCAATCTTTGCGATAGCATACCATTGATTTGTTGGTTCCAAATCACCGGTCAACAAACATTCTTCCTTAATTGGCTGTTGAGCAAATTTTGGATAAATACAACTGCTTCCAAGAAACAACAACTTGGTTACGCCATATTTGTGTGAAGCATCAATCAAATTGTTTTGGATCTGGAGATTGTTGTAAATGAACTGAGCAGGATATGTACTGTTGGCAACAATTCCTCCAACCTTTGCTGCTGCCATGATTACATATTCTGGTTTAGTCTTTTCAAAAAAGTCGTTGACTGCCTTTTGATTTGTCAAGTCTAAACCGTCATGTGTGACTCCCACCAAGTTGGTATATCCGTGACTAAGAAGAGTTCTCCAAATAGATGATCCAACCATTCCTCTATGTCCAGCAATGTAAATCTTTGAGTTGATATCCATATGTTTTTATATATCACGATGAATTGTATAAAAAGAAAAAACCACCCGAAGGTGGTTGAATATTATCCGTTCAATTTGTTTTTACCATGACAACTCTTACTAAGATCAAGAATCTCGTCCAACGATTCTCTCACCCGAATTGGCTGGTGGTTATTCTTGGTAAAAATCAAACTGTGAACTACAGATGGTTCGATATTGATGATCATATCCAAGTTTATCAGATTTGGAATGTACTTCCTATTATTTGTGTTTCCATCGTGGCTTGGATCTAGGACGTTGAGTTTAATGAAGTGTGCCATATTTGTGTGTATAAAAAATTAACCGGCAATGACATTACATCACTGCCGGTTTTATGTCAACTATTATTTCTTAGAAGGTCAACTTGAGACCAGCAGCGTAAACAACAGTACCGGAGAACTCACGGGTTGCCCAGTTGTACTTAGTACCATCGAAGTTGTTATCGAACCAACCAACCTCAGCATAAGGAGTCACATTTCCAAATGAAAACGTGAATGGACGAGCCAAAGTAGCCTTAGCATTCACAGCGGTATACTCAGCAACATAACCATACTCAACAGCAGGAGTCACAGTGAAACCATAGAAAAGGTTCTGTGTGCGGCTAAGACCGACAAACACGCCCTGTTGATCAAGGTCAATATCGAACGCACCACGAACGTATGGAGTAACGTATGGGTTGTTCAAAGCCACCTTAGCACCAAACTCAGTGGAGTTTGGAATACCAGCAATACCACTCTGGTGACGAGTGACATCAGCAGTGGCACGAAGTGAGAACTTCTCACTTAGACCAAAGCTCTTACCGGCACCAAGCGTCCAGTGTGACTGATCAGATCCCTCGTTCGGTAGGAGAGTTCCGCCAGCGTACACATCAGCATACTTGAGGCTCTTGATTGCATTGACACCAATAAATGGCGTACCCTCAGCACGTGAAACACCGTTCACGATGTAATGGTTGTTATATCCAGCTTCCACACCAATACTGGCGTTATCAGCTGCGTTGACAACCAAGGCAGCGCAAAGAACTGCCAATAGTGATACCATCTTCTTCATATTATGTTTATTCCTTTCAGTTTTACATTTTGTACAACCACCTCAACACTCATTGAGTTTGTTGTAGGTATTATCGATTCAAAAATACGCATCTACCATGTACTCCGTAACTATACCGTCATATAACGTTTTTGTCAACGGATTTTTCATGAGATACATAGTTCTGGCAGATATAAAAGTTGAAGAATTTTCATATATGCGCATATATGGATTTGCGCATAAAAAATGCCAGACAACTTAATGTCTGGCATTTTAAATTGGTACCACCGGCCGGACTTGAACCGGCACGCTTTTGGCGAGGCATTTTAAGTGCCTTGTGTCTGCCTATTTCACCACGGTGGCATTTTAAATTTGGTGGGTATGGAGGGAGTCGAACCCCCACGCCTTTCAGCACGACTTTTTGAGAGTCGCATGTCTGCCATTCCATCACATACCCATATCAAAATTTGGTGGTCCGGGTGGGCTTCGAACCCACAACCTGACCCTTATAAAGAGACTGCTCTGCTCTATTGAGCTACCGGACCATCAAATGGTAGCGGGGGGAGGATTTGAACCTCCGAGGCACATAGGCACCGGATTATGAAACCGGCCAGATACCAGGCTTCTGACACCCCGCAAATTGTTTTGTTAAAGAACTAA